TCAGTATGGTACTATCTCATCCGCCGGCGGAATTTCAGACTGTGCCGCTTCCTTTGCGAGCAGCTTCAGGTCCTCTTTGTAACCCTCAAAAGTATCCACGCGGTCTATGACGTACCACGTTTCCCGGTAGTAAATCAGCATTCCGGGCTTTATGTCCCTTCTCCAGTTGACGATAAACTGCATATCCTCTTTGTATCCGGCAGTTCCTGCGGCGAAATACTCTTTTTGGGAAAGCTGCCGCGTATAGGCCCACAGGCTGCCCGGATGAATCGGTTGATAGGCGGTTACCCAGTTGCCTATATCGTCTTGAACCTCGGTCTTATTGTAAATGATGACTTTTTTGTCTTTGAGCATGGTTCACACCTCCTATGCTCTTAAAAATTCCTCGTAGTGGTCCATTAGTCCGACATAGGCGTCAAGGCAGCTCATAGTCGCGTCTATCCTCATTTTCGGCTGTTGTGCCTTGATCGGCACAATATTCCCGTTGCGGTCGGTCAGTATGCCGGTGTTTGACAGGCACCATTTCAGAACCGGGGAATTGTTGTAGTTGATCTTCTTCGCCCGTAGGTCGGCTCCCATCTGCTGCATGGGCAGGGAAAGCGTCTTCGCCCCCTGGATGCAGCGCACCATCGGAAAGCCGTACTGCTGCATCTCATCCACCCAGTACCGCGCGCTGTAGCTGTCGTAGTAAATCCACAGCGGGGTAATGCCGTAGTCGTTCAGCATCTCGTTGAACCATGCCGTAACGTCTGAATAGTCTATCGTGTTCCCGTTGCAGAGCCGCAGCAGGCCCCGGTCCTTCCATATGTCATACGGGATTTTATCCTTGTGGACGCGCTCGTTGAAGCTGTCGCGGGGAAGCCAGCACATTTGATAAACGTACCGCTTTTCCGTTTCTTTGTCCACAAAGAGCAGGGTCGCGCTCGTCAGGTCGGTTGTGATGGACAGGTCGGCCCCGCCGATAGCGTAGCAATTTTTGAACCGCTCTATGTCGAAGGTTTCTTCATTGTTTATATCGTCGAAAGTCAGCCATGATGTGGCTGCATTCTGCCGGACGTTGAAGTCTTTGCAAAGGATCCCCGGCAAGTCGGCAGCGTTGCTTTTCGCCCGCTCAACCTTCCGCTGCAGGTCGTCCGGCTTCTTAATCGCCCCCAACCCCGGGTTGGCCTTCGGCCAGGCGGCGGGGTCGCTCCATTCGTCCGCGCGGTCCAGCTCGTAGAGGACCGGCAGGAAAGTTTCGTCCTGATAGGTGCCATCCAGAACGCCGCAACCGTAGTTGTACATATCATCGTAAATGCTTTCCCTCACCGTCCCCGCTGTGGTGATCATGATGAGCAGCGGCTGCCGGCGGGCGCTCTGGGACTGCTTCATAACCTCGTACAGGTTCCGGTCCCTCACGCCGTGCAGTTCATCCATAATGACGAGCGAAGCGTTCAGGCCGTCCAGCGTGTCCGAATTGCGGCCCAGCGGTTGAAACTTCGCCATGCCTGCGTCGAAATACAGGTCGGTTTTCCGCTTCCTGATGTACTTTGAAAGTTCAGGGGATTGTTTTACCATGCGCTGCGCCTCATCGAACAGAAGCCGCGCCTGATCGCGCTTTGTCGCTGTGGAGTATATCTCCGCGCCCGGCTCACCGTCGGCAATCATGCAGTACAGAGCGATTCCCGCCGCCATTGTGGATTTGCCGTTCTTCCTGCCCACAAGGAACAGGGCTTCCCGATACTTTCGCAAGCCTGTTTTCGCGTCCACAAAGCCGAACAGAGCGGCAATAAAAGCCTTTTGAAACAGTTCTAAGGTGACTGGGCGTCCTGCCCACTCACCTTTTGAGTGCTTGCAGAACCGCTCTATAAACTCAATGGGGCGGTTTGCGCTGGCTTCGTCGTAGATATAGCGGCCAGCCGGGGCCTTTATCTCCCCGGCCAGCTTTTCATATAGTTTGTAAACTCGTTTCGACACAATGTATTTACCGGACTGTATGCCGTCCCAGTATTCAAGAATGGGATTCATTCTCACGCCTTCTTTTTGATGAATTCAGCCAGTTCGTCCTTCGCTGCGGGTTTCGCTGCGGCGGGCAGAAGGTCAATCAGCTGTTTGTTCAGCAGGGCATACCTTTGAATTGTGGTATTGTAGGCCGTCAGCGCCGGGTTCTGCTTGGGGCCGGTGTTCCCCTCAATAACGGGGCCGCCTTTCCGAATGGCCGCCCGCAGCTTGGTAAGGGTCGCGTCCATAAAGGCAAGCTCCTGGATGAGCTTCTGCGCGATGGGCTTCCGGTCGTCGTCAATAATATTAACCAGTGCCTTGATCTTGGTTATTGCCATTTTTTAACACCTCTATTTGCGAATAAGTTGCATTTGCATATGAATTTTTCATGGAGAGCTTTTTTAACCCCCGCTCACCGGTCACCCTGACGCTTTGCAGCGTTGAAGTGGCGGGGGGTCTTGATCAGATTTCCCGCCGCGTCAAACGCCAGCCCGTCAGCACACACGCCGCTTCCGAAATGCTCCCGGTTGTGGCAGTCCTGACACAATGCTTCCAGATTATCCCAGTTCAGCGTGATATTTGGGTCGTGAATGTTCCGCGGCGTAATGTGCTTCTTGTGGTGCGCGATGGTCGCCATCCTGCCGCACCGTTCGCAGGTCCAGTTCTTTGAAGCAAGGAATCCGGCGCGGCATTTCATCCATCGCTTGCTTGCATAGAAGTCATGGGAAAAAGACTTATCCATTTGCCATCACCTGCAATGTTCCCAGCATCTTCCCAACCACATTGGAAAGTCTTGCCGCGTCCTGTGTGCTTGGGTCGTACCACAGTTGAAGGATAAACTTCGCGCACTGCTTGGCAAGCTGATAGCCTGCTGCTGTGTCATCCTCCCATCGGCTGCCGGTGGTCGCTTCCAGATAGTCCGGCAGACTGTCAAGCATGGACTGGATGATCGTGTCGCTGTCCGTGCCGTCTATCCTCAATGCGTCCCGCGCTTCATCCATTGTTAATAGTGCCATGTGTTACCTCCATAGATTGGGTGGGAATACACCCGATTAAAAGAATAAGCCGGTACACCATATATGCAGCATACCGGCGAATATCAATCAGGCTTCCGCAACTGTCAGCTTGGTGAACGCTTCCGGTACAATAATTTTGCCGTCCGCTACTGCCATAGCTCTGTAGTCAATCAGGCCCAGCTTAAAGCTGCTTTCCCTCGACACTTCAAGCATAATGTCCTGTGAAAGATTCAGGCCGTAATACTGGAAGTTGCCAAACAGGATTGTATCATCCGGGATATAATCATCCACAACAACCGCATGGCCCAGCATATAGCCAACGCCGCCCGTTGTCGGATTGGTAAACATCGGCTTGCCGGTCGTGTCGGTCACGGCCATAACACGGTTGAACAGTGTGGAGTTATTCATAGCAAATACCGCACCGTTGCTGTATCCGGCTTTCAGCATGGAAGCAAGTTTCAGCACATCAGCGTATTTCAGGCCGGAACTTGCGAATGTCGCACTGTTGGCCGTGTCCCATGTAATGCCGGAAAAAATACCCTGTGCCTGCTTGCTGCCCGTTCCGTTGAATACACCACTATTCAGTGCCGCGAATACGGTTCTGGAAAGCTCGGTGGACAGGTAGGATTCAAAGGCCGAAAGCGTCATAGAATTGGACGCAACACTCATGGAAAATACTTTCATCAGCTCGTATGCGTTGAAAACAACGCTTGTCGGCGTGTTGGTGGAAGGCGTAACTTCCGCGCCCTCGGTGTGCCATTCTGCCGCATCTTCCGGCGTTGCAACCGGGACGGACAGATTGGCCGGAATGCGGAACTGCCGCACATACTGGAGAATGTTGCCCTGCGTAACGGCCTTCTGGACAACTTCGTTCAGGGTTGTTGTCGGAATAACCGCCTGCGCTGTGCCGGTGGTAATGGCTGCGCGGTGTTCCACAACCGCCTGATTCTGCGCCCGGTCAAAAACTGCGGTTTCATCCGCATTCATGGGCTGTCCCAGCATCTTTTTAAAGAATGCGGTTCTGTACTCCATAGAGCTGAAAATATCGCCGTCGCGTTTTTCTGTTTTCTCCGAGAAACTCTTCCCGGTGATCGGATTAAAACCGGTCAGCTTTGTTTTGGCTGCGCTGCGGGCTTCCAGATTGTCCTTCGCCATTTTCAGGCCGTCAAGCTCAATATTCAGAGCTGAAATATCAGCCGTCGAATCCGTATCAATGGTTTTTCCGATTTCAGCGGCCCTGCTTTCGATTTCCTCGGCGGTTGCCGTGCGGTAATGGTTGAATGCTTCGTTTTTATCTTTAAACATATTAAAATCCTCTTTTCATAATTTGATTAATTTTGATTTTTGCTTCCTGCCTTGCCCTGTAAGAAGATAAACTGCCGTCTATTTTGCTTCGGGCTTCCACGCTTGTCTGCTGATAAGCGGGAAAAGGCACAATGGACACTTCCAAAACTTTATCTATTTGACTGATTGTGCGGGTGTTGGTTTTCGGGTCGTATGTATCACCGCCTGCCGGCACTGTGAACGCAAAACTCATTCCCGATAAATCCCCGCGCTGTACTGCCTGATAGACTTCCTTGGCCGCTTCGGTGTTTGGTAACTGTGCTACTATGTCAAGCCCTGCCGGACTGATTGAAAGCTGCATAGTATTGGGAACCCTTGCAAGCGGAACTTTTGTCAGGTCGTGTCCATAGAATAAATGAACATCGGACAGGTTGGCACTTGCCAGCGCCCCGGCCCGGATGATTTCATTGTAATCACCCAACGGGTCATGAATCACGGTCGGAGTATCAAATACAACCGCCCGGCCCGTCAGGGTCATTGTGCCGCTCGTCGCTTCGGCGGCACGGACTTCAAAAAATCTATTTTCCTTCATTGGAGTTTCCCCCTAACTGATAATTGTTTGCTTTCGTTGCGTCCACAACGTTCAGGGTTTGCAACCGCTTCGCGCCTTCGTCGCCGCCGATTGGCCGCATATTCAGAATTTCACGGGCTTCATCCACAGAGAAAAGGCCGAACGGAACGCTTGCCTGCAATGTGGAAACGCGGGTCTGATAACTCGCATAGTCCATTGAATCACCCTCAAAGATGATCTTGTTCCCGGCCTGCTGCTCAATTGGAGTAAATATCTTCGCCGTGTATTCCTGTCCCATCTGCGCGGCCAACGGTTCAATGACCGATTCATAAAACGCGGTCCCGGTCGATTCATCATAACTGCCGTCAACGATTTTTTCCGATATACCCAGGTATTCATAAATCTTGTTTTTCACGGCGGAAAGCTGGGTGGAGTTTATCATATAAGGTTCGGAAGTGATAGGCGTATAGTCAAACTTGCTGTCCATTGCGGCCACGCCGCCGTTGTTTTCAATGCCGAGATAATCGGTCATAAAGGCCGTTTTTTCTTCTTTCAGCTTGTCCGGCGCCAAAACCTGATTGTATTTCAGAATGCCCCGGATACTCGCGCCCTGCTTGATTCCGGCAACAATGCCGTCGCTCTGCGCCTGTGCAAGCTGTAAAGCTGGAAGAACTGCCGTGTTGTCGTCGCCCAGAAGGTCGTTCCTGTTAAAATGGCGGCGCAAATGAATAATATCACTGTATGGAAGGATGTACTGATTTCCGTTCTGAAAGAAGAATTTGCAGTACAAAACATCGGTCGGGTCTGTAACGAACTGCATTCCGGTGACGTCCAGCGGATAAAGTGCGGCCGCATTGCCGCTGTCGTCCCGCTGTATGTATCCGAAAGAATCGTTGTTCGTGAAATAATGGGTGATCTGCTTATACTGGAAGTCGTAAGCCGACATATACGGGTTTGGCCGCGTCCCTAAAAGATAATTCAAAGCATCGTCGCCGGGTTGTCTGCCGTCCGCTGTGCGGATAATATGGGAACCGTGTAACTTTGCTCCGTGCCGCGCTATCGCGTCCACAGCGGCCCGGTAAACGTCGGATTCATACGCATTCCCGCCGAACGGTGTGAAGTACGGAGTTGCCCCCGCCAAAATGGCGGGAGTTGTCTGCTGCGGCTGCTTCGATTTGAATAGTCTTGAGAAAATACTCATTGTAATATATCACCTCTTATATTATATACTTACTGTATAACTATGTCAATCATTTACATCTGCATCAATGTGGCCGTCCACAAGAATATTGCCGGAAACTTTGATCACATCATTCTGCAATGTATCATCAATGCTTTGCAGGCTGTCGGCAATCCTGTTAAGGGCCGTTAAAAGCTCGCTGCGGAACTCGTCAATGTTCATAGGCGGAATTGGCTTTTGGGGTTTATTGTAGATTTCCGGGCGATTTTCAATAAGAAATTTTTCCGTTTTTGTCATGCTTTTTCACCTTCTTCCGGGTCCAACGGAGTGACGTTTCCTTCTTCATCCATAAGAACAGGGTTACCGTCCTCATCCGTTGTTTTCGTGTAAACCGGAATTCCCATTTCCTTTGCGAATTCTTCACCCATGCTCGGCTTTCCCTGCCGCTTCCGGTCGGCGTCTATGACCTTCATCACAAGCATATTGAACATCATAAGCTGCGGGTTCATGTAGTCCCACAGGAAATGCAGCGCGCCTTCCGCGCCCATCGGCTTATCTTCCAAAGAATTGAGAAACTCGGTAGAAGTAAAATAGTCCTTAAAGTCGTTCCCGCCGTCATATCTCTTTTCTGCCGGGAAGAGTTGCGCCAGTTCGCGCGGCGTAAGCCTGCCAATATCACATTCAACGTCGGAAAGAATTTCAGCGGAATCCGATAAATCCGGGTCTTTAATTAGCTGCGGCAGAAATCGGATTTCCATAGAAACCCGGCGTTTCAGATCGTCGCGTGTCTTTATGCTCCGCTGTGCTTCGCGCACCATTGCTTCCGCAATAACAATCCTGTAAACGTCGTCGCGTTTTTTCCCTGTTTCCCGCGCAAGACATTCCAGTTTCTTCCGGTGAACGTCCACGAGCCAGTGAACGGTTACTTCGTGCGGAAGGGCAGCAAGTGATTCCTCTGCCATCTGATAGGCCAAAATAAGCGAAGTGGGCTTTTCACTGATCGGATAGCGGTTGCCATTGTCCGCAACGTAGGAAATTCTGTTTTCTTCGTCCATCACAATGTAAAGTGATTTTCCTGCAACATCGGCTTTTGCCAACATAATTGAAGTCATAATTGTGCCTCCATTTCAGCTTCATTTCTAATATGAGCTTCGACCGCCACAGATTTTACTCCCAGTGCAAATTCAGCCTGAACACGAACGTCAAAGAGAAGTTCACTTATGGCGTAAAGCTGTGCTTCCATTTGTTCGTAGTCATAAACAAATTCTTCTTTGGCTTTTTTATCTTGGCCGAATGACTCAGAATCCTGTGGAAAATAATTCTCTTTGAAATACCGAACCATGCGCTCCGCATAATAAAGTTTGGGATAAATGTCATCCAGCGTCCGCGCCATGTTCTTAAATAAGCCTTGCGTTTTCCCCGAATTTGGGGTAAACTGTTTTTGATAGGTTTCCTTTGCGCCAATAACCGTGCCAGCGGTTAAGGCGCTCTTTTTTTTGCTCTGTCATAAAAAACACTCCTTTTTATCAGTGAAGAATATTGTCGGCAATGTCAGCCAGATTTGCCTGAATCCCATCATCCAGCGCGTCAGCCGCCCGTTCAAGGCCGGTTTCTATGTGGTCGGTATTCAGTGCCAGTGCTTCCAGCGCACACATTGCCCGGTCTCTGTAGTACCACGCGCATTTGTCGCGGCGGCAGTGCTGCATAGCACCGGTAGTACAATTTGCAGCAATGGAAAATAACGGGCATATTTTATCAGCCATGTTTTTCACCTCTTTTCAATTTCCACAGAGGGATACTATATATACCGTTGATACCGTTGGTGACCGTTGTACCATGTCTATATAATCAACGGTGACCAACGGTATCAACGGTGATTTTACACTAAGAGAAAGGGATGATTTTTGGGTTCTCATGTTCTCCTCCTGTGGATTTTCCATCAACGGTGACCAACGGTGGATGCTTGAAAGTGACGGTCGCAATGTAGAAATGATGCTTTCCGCTTCCGCCTCCATTTTTTGCCCGCTCATGTACAATTCTGTCGTGGTTCCACAATACAGGGGTCAACGCCTTAACTTTATTTGCGAGGTCACGCGGCGACCCGGCGAGATAGACACCAGCAAAATGCTTCCCGGCTTCAAGCAAATCGCTCATGGTCCCGTTCCAGCCGGCGGGGCTTTGCTTCAACAGCTTTTTTATCGTGAACACGATGGGGTCCTGCTCGTATTTTTCGGCGGCCTGCTTCGCCTCTATTTCTTCCGCGTTTCCCAAAATGTGCCATCGATAGTCCGCCTTATTGAATTGCATGACAACTTCATTTTGGTCGATGTCCCGGCCGGTATAAGACAGTTTTGTTTCCCTGTCAGCGCGGGCTTTGCGTGTCATGACGAAGGACGTGTCTGCCGCGCCCATGAGGCCGTTTGTCCCGCTTATCATATTAAACGGGTCCAGGTCGTCTACCATCTTCCGAAGGTGGTGAACAAGCAGAACGCAGATTCCGTGTTTATCAGCAAATTTTTTCAGAGCACCAACTTCCCGATAATCCGCGCCGTATGCGGATTCCTTTCCATTCGCGGGAGCGCGGATTTTCTGCAGCGTATCAATCACAATCAGACCGGTCTGGGGCTTTTCCGATACATAATTGTCAAGCGCTTCAATCAGACCATTCCCCAGGTCGGGCGCACTTAGCAGAAAACGGCAGCCATCAGGCGCTTTTCCCCCGACAAGGATTTTATTCATGCGGTCCTGCAGTCGCCGCGCCGAATCTTCCAATGCCAGATACAGACAGCCGGTCTTCTGTGTCCCGCGCCCCAAGAAGGGCTTCCCGGCGGCCACAGACAGGCATAAGTCCAGCACCAGCCAGCTTTTGCCGTACTTCGGCGGGGAAGCCAGCAGCGCGAGCCCTTGGGGAAGTACGCCGTCAACAATGAATTTCAGAGGGGGGAGCTCTTTGTTCTGAAGCTCCGCCGCTGAAAATGTCGGGAGTTTCTCCGGCTTGGTGGCACTCCTGCCGAAAACATCGTCCTTTTTCTCGGAGGTACCAATTTTCACTCCGTAAAAATCCCGCTCCGCCGTCGTGTGCCCGGTGTAAGTCCGCGGACAGTGCTCAACTGCGTTTTGAACCGTGATAGCTCCGTAGGTCGTCCCCGCCTGCTTCCTGTCCCATTTTTGGCGCATTAGGCCGGACTGCCTGAACAGGCGGTCCATCTGGTCGGCATTGCAGCCTGTCCAGAACGCCAGCATGTTGCACAGCGCGAGGTCGGCCTCCGACTGCGAAGGGTATCCCTTAATATCCCCGTGCCAGAGGCGCTCAAACGCTTCCGCTTGTCTTGACTTCCGGGCACGGCTGATAACCTCCTCGTCCTGCAAGCCCTCTCCTGTGGACGTTTGCGGCGCCGCGGCGGCCTTTTTGCATCCCTCGGTAAATTTACTGTAATATTGATTAATAGCGCTCTGCGCGTCCACAAGCGAATCAGGGGAATATTGATTCCCGGTGACGGTGAAGTAGCGCCCGGAATCGTACATTTCAACCTTATCCCGGTGTAGTCCCGGACCCGGCAACCTTCCACGGCAAATAATATGTATTCCGGTTCCGCTCGGGGAAACTTCCGTGTAACTATGGAAGGAGCGTATCATTTCGCGCGCAAGCGACGAGGTGATTTCTCCGGAATCTTTGTCCCGGCAGTGGTCAAGGTCCACCCCGACAAGGCCCGTATCCTTTGAGAACATGAACCCTATTCCGGAGTAGTGACTTGAAGCCCTCAGGGCATTTTCCAACGATGCCCATGTTGCTGGATTATTAGAGCAGGCAAGGGCGCCGGTATTCGCATTGTAGGGGCGTTTTGTAATCCTATCCCCAGCCTTCTCCGCTTTCCAGCATACCCAGTTTGGGAGAGCTTTCAGCTCTGCCGGTACCTTGGAATAATTGTTTGCCGTCATAAAATTCACCTTGATTCCTGCTTATCCCCTGCTACAGCGTCGATGCCGCCGTAAAAATGTTCGTTGAAATACCTACGCGGTACACGGCCTGCGACGACTATGTAGCCGCTAGACTTCAGTTGCTGGTTAAGACCACGCAGTATTTCGTATGCTTTCCCGTCGCTGATGCCCAGCGCCTCGGCAACTTCCGGGCCGGTAATGTAGTATGATGATTTTCTAACGCAATGCTTGCCCATGATTACGCCTCTTTTTGTGCCAGCTTGTCGATAATGCCGCGGATTTTCGCCTTGTCTTCCGGCGAAAGCTCATGACGAAGTTTCCGGCTGAGGTTACAATCGGCAAGGCTAAGCGCTTCGCCTACCTGCCAAAGATACACACCCGAAGCATGGGCATATTTGCGAATATCATCGTTCGCGCGCATGAAAAAAAGCGCCTCCTTACACTTGACTTTTTGGCTTACATGTTTTACACTATAACTATAATAGCATACAACAAGAGCAATGTCAACATGTAAAGCATATTTATTTTTATTGATAACATATTAAGCAAAGGAGCGCATGGTATGCCAAAAAAAGAATCCGCTAACAGGTTCCCGGCTTTTTCTCAAAGATTCCGTGGTTTGAGAGGGAAAATGTCGCAAGACACATTCGCTGATTTCCTTGGAATGTCCCGCCCTACTGTGGGATTTTATGAAAACGGCGATCACCTTCCGGACGCTTTGACACTTTCTCAAATTGCAAAAAAATGTAATGTTTCGGCTGATTATCTGCTCGGCCTTTCTGATGCCAAGACTAAAGATGATACGGCAGCTATTGCTGTAACCGGATTTTCAAAGAAAAGCCTTGACTTTATTAAACAAATGGCGGACCAGTCCTATACGGTTGCAGGCATGGATGACAAGCGCCATATAATTGATGTTTTCAATCTTTTCATGGAAAGCGATACCGAAATTTTTTTTGACCTCTTGCAGGTTTTGACAAGGTTTGAAAATATACAATGGGTATTTGAGGCAACTTGGGACGACGCCCCGCCTAAAAATGTTTTGGCAGTTTTGCCCGATATGGAGGATTATAAAAACCTTTCTCCAGAAGACAAAAAAAGCAAATATTATCAATACTTATCTTTTATCTACAGCAGGCGCAAAGATCTTCATGAAGAGCTTGACGATATTTTAAAGCGGATGCAGGCATCTGTAGTAAAGAAGCATCTTTCCGACCAGAAGAAGGCCCACAATGCCCGCTAACCATGACCCGGATCGCCCTGGTAAATGGGTAACACAGTTTTATTTCACAGACTGGACGGGGAAACGAAAGAAAAAGTATAAGCGCGGTTTTGACACAAAAAAAGCCGCTCAAGAATGGGAGCGGGATTTTCTCAAGCGTCAACAGGTCGACATGGCTATGAAGCTTTCTGACTTTGTGGGTTTATATCTTGATGATATGAAGCCCCGCCTGCGCGGTTCCACGCTCGACGGAAAACGCTTCCTATTTGACAAGCTGATTATTCCCTATTTCGGAAATAAGCCCCTGAACAGTATCACGGCGGCAGATGTGCGGCAATGGCAAGCCACTTTGATGGAACAGGAATATAAGCCCGGAAAGAAATATTCACAAACATATTTGAAAACCGTAAACAACCAAATTACCGCGCTTTTCAATTATGCAGCGCGATTCTATGGACTTCGGGAAAATCCTTGCCATAAGGCCGGAAGCATGGGGAAGAAGAACGCGGAAGAAATGCAGTTCTGGACGCTGGATGAATACAAGCAATTCCGGGAAGCTGTGCGAAATAAGCCCCGTTCCTTTATGGCCTTTCAGGTGCTTTACTATACAGGCATGAGGATAGGGGAGCTTATGGCATTGACGAAGGCAGACATTGATCTTGATGCCCACACGGTATCCATCAGCAAGACATACAGTCGCCGAAACGGGAAAGACGTTATAACGCCGCCAAAGACGCCAAAGAGCAATCGGGTTATTGCATTGCCGCTGTTCCTTTGCGACGAACTGCGGGCATACATGGAAACACTGTACGGCTTGCATGACGGTGACAGGATTTTTCCATTTACGAAGTACTTCCTTGAGCACGAAATGAAACGCGGCTGTAAGCTGTCCGGGGTGAAGAAAATCCGGCTGCATGATCTGCGTCACTCTCACGCGTCATTGCTGATTGAAGAAGGTTTTTCCCCACTACTGATAGCCGAACGGCTTGGCCATGAAAATGTAGAAACGACGCTCAACACATATTCGCATTTATGGCCGCACAAGCAGGAACAGGTTGCCGGGCGCTTGCAACTGCTGGAAGAAAAGCCTGCCGATTCTAAAACGATTCTAAAAAAATCGGAGAATCAAAAAACGCCGCTCAATATGGACAAAGAATCCATAAAAAGCGGCGAAAATGATACTGGAAAAGACAGATAAAAGCCAAAGTGCTTGAGTGGGAATAAAATAGAAAAAGCCGAAAAGCCCAGTAGTTATGCGGGCCTGCGGCTTATCAAGGTCACCGATGGCAATGGTTTGGCAACACAGATTCCAAGATTCATAAAGAGAGCTAACTGATTTTAACTGATCAGTTAGCTCTCTTTTATTGGATGACTCTCTTTTTCTGAATTTATTTTTTCCTTGTCCCGAATAGCCTTCAGTGCTGCTTTCGTTTGTTCTACCTCAATTTCTGGAAAAGTATAGCGCCAAGTATCATATTCTTCTTTGCTTATTTCACCCTTCCGCAGTTTTTGAGCTTCTTTGTACCACAGCTGCAAGCAATCCGATAATGAACCGCCCTTATCATCCAGTGCTTGTGTAGTGGTATAGTGAACTTGTAACACTCCTGCCTAATGGATTACAATATCTACTTAGAAAAGGAGTACGCCATGCAAACGATTACTGAGGAAACCAAGAGGAAAGTTGTAAAGCTACATATT